CGTTCCTCATATTCAGCTTGTTCAATTTCATGAGAGAAATCATCTGACCACCATATCTCCTCAAGAGCACTCCGCGACACGTCGCAGATAACAAGATCATAAACCCCGCAATGTGTCAAGCCGTCTCCCACAATGGTTCGTATGTCGCAACTATCACTCCTAACAGCGTTGGAAGTCTCAAACCCAGGTTCCTCAAGAGTCAAAAGATCCAATGAACCTTTGAGTCCTTCATGTAGCATGCCTTGAGCAAAACCACCTATTCCAGACCCAAACACACACGTTTTCCGGTAATCCTTGAAGTTAATAAAGGATTTCCTTGACAAGAAAATTGCAGTTGCAGTCCTTGAATTCAACATTCCCTGAGGTAACTCTACTCTCAAGCGTCGCTTTCTCCTTACACCGCACACAAAAGGGTCAATAGGGTCACAGAAAATAACGTGCTTCATCACCACTGAGTCCGACTCTCCCATATACGGTAAGTCAAGAACGGCTTTGACACCCGGACTTGGATAGTGTGACCAGTACTTCACCATCCCAGTGCGGATACATGCAACGTTCCCAGCTATCATTCCAGCTTCAAAGAAATAAGGCATGTTTAAGCTAGATAGGAGAAAAAGAATAGTCGGAATAAATGATAACGACTTCCCGGAAAAGAGAAATGCATGTCCCAGATATACATCAATAGGTCTCAAGAACGGCATTGTCATCAGAGCTAGCTTGCTAAACAGGAAACCTATAGGGCTCGCAAGGAAAGCAAACCACTGGATGTACTGTAAGCTATAAATCTTCTTGACATCCACTTTGAGCAGATCTCTAACTCCTCTCGCTGCACGACTCGCGTTCCAGGCCAGATACTCTTCTCTGAAGGATTGATCCTCGGTCAACAAAACTTTAGCTCGTCCAATCTGCTTTATTGCCAAGGGAATAGTTGACATAAGCCCAATGAATACTCCTACAGTGAACAAAGTGTCCTCATAAAAGCCTTTTGTTGTCCAGAATAGGTAGCTGTTAATAGCTAACTTTACATTACGGACAAAGTGGAACGGACTAAAACTAGTCATGACTCTGGATGCGAAGTAATCATTTTTCCCTACACTAAAGAAGATCGGTTCAAGCCAGTGAGCAACAAATGAAGCAGCGAGTGCACACACTAAAAACAGGTGGGATATCAGATTCCATGAAGTTCTAATAATGTCAACACCATTCCTACCACAAAAAGTCCTCGGCGAAGAAGATACTCTGTGCAGTGCTGAGCGCCACTTAAGATCTCCATAGGATTCTATCTCAACTGCCCGCCATTGAGTCACTTCAGCGTCATTTTTGTTATTGTGCAAGAAGACACGTGGAACGATCATCCTTGACCTCTCAATGTCACACGCAACCGAAGACATGAAGTGTAATTGCTCTTCCAAGGGAGTGACTCTATTGTAAACATGGTCAACCTTGAATTTCATGGCAACTCTCTCATCATGTCCGTATGTTTTCCAGTAAGCTTTGGTGCTTATCCAGTAATCGTAATGATCCCTAAATGCTGAACCAAAGTAATTGACAGAGGCCATTAGAACCGGAGTTGGGCTGGCTCCAAGGGGATTGCAAGTAAGATTGGTCCGCAACTTCATGGCTTGAATCTCCAAAGGTGTCATTGACCAATCGGCATCCCTGTGCAAGTAATAAGTTTCAGGATCACCGATGAACATTGGTATCATTCGCGCTGATCTCATTTCGCTGGGGTCACTTATGTTAATCTTGTACAGAATGATGCTACTTGGCAAAGGCAGTTTACGAGCTACTTCAAACAATTTGGGATCACAGACAATTAGACAGGATAAATTAGGAATTTTGCCACGGCAGCTCAAATAGAAGCCAATCGCCTTCTCCAACCATAATTTAGACCCTGCTGCGCCTACCACTAAACAAGTTTTTGAGGGCGTCTTTGGAATTGGGTCAAACTTTAATGAGACGGATGTGGCTTTCATCTCTTCATCGTGAAAAACGGTATGTCTCGCAAACTTGTCTAAATTCTTTGAAAACACCTCATCTTGATCAGCAGAGAATCTCGTACCAAACACTCCTAAAGAGGTTATCATTGCCATCAAATTGAAGCCTGTGAAGGCAATAGCTACAGGGTGGATAAATAGGGAGACGCAAAGAGAGGCTGCCGATAGTAAAAATAGCTTAACCCATTTTGTCTTCCTGGCCGCTGCTATTATGACTTTGCTAGAACTCCTATTTAGAACCATTTTCGCGTCACGTTTTGACTGCCTCAAAGTTGTCCGAGAGAACGAAGTCCTTAAGGTCCCATCATAGTCATCAAAATTACTGGAGCTCTCTGACTCGGAGGCTAGACTGTCAACTTCAACAACTAAACTCAGGAATGACGGTACCTCTTGAACCTCAGTGCTACTGGAAACAAGTTCATCTATTGAAGGGTCTGGTCTGTGACCATGGCTGATACTGGTCGTAGTGCTTCCATTTACATCATTTGTCTGAACTTGCGAGCTTGACTCTGGATCAACCCCTTTATTGTACATTTTAAATGAAGGAAACCTCAAAGACTTACCTTTAAATAAAATGTAAGCCAAGATGAGGAGGACAACAATTTGAAAAGTCAGAATGGTGTACAATAACTTGTAAGGAGTTCTATCCACAGGTATACTAGCTAACAAGCCAACTATCAAAGGTGACAAGATTGACCCAAGCCTCGACGCTAAGGCATTTGACGCTTGCATTGTTAGTCCCACCCATGATTGAAAATCAGTAGGAATGAAAGTGTCAGCTGAAATCACGTAATCCCTTGCATCATCTGAAATTAAAGAGAAATCTCGTTTCCAAAACACTTTCTTCTTATGTAGCCGATGACCCCATAGTAATTTAGGACTGCGCAGGAATGATCCAAAAGCAGTCTTCGACCACTGTGTGAATTTCTTAACAACATACCCTCCTACGTCAGAATGTGCATGAAACAATTTGATGGATTGACAAACCGTTTCCAACTTGTCCCGAAATACTCGCAAGAATGAAATGAAGAAGTGTGACGTCCGAACTTCACTGCCTGAACTTGACTCATCAAGAGAAGGCATGGAGTCATCATCCACCTCGTCAACCGGTCTTGTTATGAGACATCCAAAACACGACATCCACTCATCTCTCCTGCAAGAGGATAGCACAAGCCACGAAGCATTCCCTGTTGCAATATAATAGATCATACCCAACAAAACATTAGTATCAAAGGAAATGAATCTGTTCACAAGAAGGACGGGAGCTATAAAAGAGACAACACTGCTATGGGATAAATTCAACAAAGCACCTCCGCATAATGCCGGCCAGAAACCAGGGCTGTGAAGCAATGACATTGACTGTATGATGGCAAGTATCCATAGTGACCAGAAAGCGTTGATAGAAGGAACGGTCAGAACAACTTGAGCTAACATGACTGTAGCTCTCTCAGGCGTTTGATCTAAAATCATATGAGACACAATAAAGGCTATACCTTTTATCACTGTGAAAATCATACCACTAGAATAACTCATTGACGAAAATATGAACGCGGTGTGCAAAAGGAACCCGACACACCACATTGTCAATGAGTTAGCTTGGCCTAAAATAACAGTGACTAGGAAACGCCTCAACGTCTGGCCTGTTCTGTCTCTCGCAAAAACTAATCTAGCATTTTGATTTCTTGAGAACCCACGATATCCCGCGTCAAGATTTACCCAGAAGTTTGCGACAAACCCAGTGACTCTAGCTCCTGCGACGGTTCTCACTATGAATACGTACTGGTTCACACGCCTCAAGAACTGCCTAAAGGACTCATTGATGTTAGCGGCGTACCGACTCAAAAATGGTCTAATTAAGTCAAGTCCTCTAAATCTAGTCAACACTGCTGCATCATTGAGGGCAACCTCCACAAAGCTGTTGGAATCCATGTCCAATACATCATCACCGGCCGGATTGAAGAAGACGAATTCTGACAATCTTTCCTTAATGATATAGAGTCTATCGTTAAAAATCCTAACCAAGCTATCACGAGAGGTGAAATCCTCATATCTCCCTTTGGAGATCATCGTCTTCAAATCAGCAACATTTAACCTGATGTAAAAGACTAACAACCCCACAAAAGCTAACTCACAGTAAAAGAAATCTCTTAATAATCCGAAAATGCAAATACCAAGGTAGCATAAGGGATAAATCAGCGTCCAAGACGGAAATTCTGGACCAAACCATGATGCTGCGGAAAGTGCAAGCACGATAGAGGTTTCTACGACAGAAGAGACGGTCAATCCTAGAATCATGGGAGGGCTATAGACTCCTAACTTTGTTAAGCATCTAACAAAAAGCGACGGTCGTGAAAGAAGATGTCGGGTCTTAAACAAGCCATCCACGAGTGAGTAGTAAAAACCATACTTCTTCACCAAATTAGCTGACACTTTTAAGATCCCTGAGCTCAAAGCATTGACTACGGAGTCCTTCAATGATAAACAGAAAGGGTAAAATGATGTCACAATGCTGTTGCAGAATAATCTCGATGACACTCCGACGCTCAACCATGGAATGTATTCGCACAGGTTTCTAATCCAATCACTTGGAGATAAATCGATCAAACAAGAGGTTTTGAAGCCTCCTATAGAGATGTTTCTTTTGAATGACCAAGTTCTGGACAATAAAAACAAGACTAATGTCAGCAGTGGTGCCACAACTGAAGAGATTCCAAAAGCCGTTTTCAGCACAATATTTCCGAACACACTATTTTTGACGACGTTCCGGTCATGCTCAACCATGAATTTGTTTAGCATCTTCTGCACCCAAGCTAGTTTTGTTCCGACATTGCCATAAGCTAACCAAGAGAAAGCAGCTAAAAACAGAAGAGAAGGTAGTCCTAATAACAAGGATAGACCCAGAGCCAACAAATGGGATGTTTGAATTCCTTCCGGGCCTACAAGAACCCTCTTCACTTTCTCAAGATAGCTCTCTGATAACACGCCAGAATCAATATCAGATGGTTCAAAATCAGGAATATTTTCACCAGGCACAAATTTGCCTGTCAAACCTAGCCCTGACAGATAATAAGCCATCATCAAACCAAGCTTCATCTCATTAGGCTTTGTCATCACCGTCACTCCCTTGTAGTGGCTAGGAAAAATCCTAGGTAGCATACTCAACAGATAATACATGAAATCGGAAATCCAACCAGTAGAAATTGTGTCGAAAAACGCATCATCATCTGAAACAGAAGTCCCAAAATTGCCTAACATAATACCTGGTTGCAAAGGAACAGGGGGCTCCTTGTTAGTGGGAGCTCGCTGGAAATTTGTTGAACACGTCCATCCGTCATATAATTCAAGACAAGACCTTTTGAGGGTTTTGTACATGCTAAACACAACTACTGCAAGGATGCCTGAAGAGAAAAAACCTGTCTTGACCTGACTCAAACCCTCCAACTCGTTAAAGCTCTTTGCTCCAGGATCATATCCGCTATCCGTGCCTCGGTACACATTCCCTTTACTGTCTGTGAACTCCCTCGTCTCATAGTTTCCTACCATACTGACGATTTTGTTCTCTTTCAGGTAGGCTACCGTCTCAGGATTCTTTACGTAAACCATGCCTGAATCATCAACAATGGCCAACCCTTGATTAACAGTCATCGGGAGCTTTGTCAAAACTCTGGCACGTGCAACAGTGCAAGGAACTCCTCCTACAAGCCCAGTTTTTGAAATCCCTAGAGAGATCAGATAAGCTTCAAGAAGCCGTCCTTCAGTTGAAGTAAGATGAACTTTCGCCCATTTCACATCAGGGATGAAGACTGTCCCAGGCTTGACTCGACCGGCTCGACCAATCCACTGAGCTTTCTCAGGTCCATTGAGATTGCGAACTTCAATAGAGCTTATTGCTCCATTATCTGCTTCACTTTCACACAAAGACCCCTGCAAGGTCAGCTTATCTAGCTGGAGCGTGTAACCAACATTCAAAACATTAGTGGCAAGCATAACACAAGACCCCTTTTTGGCTCGTTCCGAGAAGTAGTCAAATCCTTTTCATTAACTGTGGCCCTTGATATCAACAAACTATCCATGTTGAACCCGTCAGCTTTGAGCTTAGTCATGACTCTGTTCGCATACTTCATTGAAGGCACCTGAACGACATGAATATCCTTCTGCTCAGTTACCTCCTGTATATGTGCTGCCATCTCGTCCACATTCAAAGCCTCTTTAAATGGAATCGTTTTTCTCTCCACCGGATAACGTGTTAGAGTCTCTGCCAACGGGGTGAAGATGTTGCCTGTCGGTGAACCTGTTAGCAAGAGAGATTTCTTCCCTTGCTTCACATTCCAGACACAATCCACCCACTGGATACAGGCCTTAGTCAGTGCAGTATTATCGTGAGCTTCATCTATCGCAATAAGGTCATAGGAATCGAATCTCTCTGGATTACGTTCCAAGGCGCTGACAAATTTCCCGTGCGTGATATAGATGAGATTACATCCGGCATCATCAATTTTATCCTCTCCAGCAAATCCTTTGCAGGTTAAACCTCGAACCTTAGAGGAGATTTTGGACAACTCTCCAGGCAATGCCGCCCTTGGCCCTACGCACACAACTTTGTAGCCTGATAAAGCTAGCTTTTGCATGAGATACGTTGACTTGCCAGAACCACAAGGGACCATCACGCTAAAATGAGGCTTCTCTTCCAAAGCTTGTACGACAGTGTCAACCCACACACCGCATGTTTCAATGGTTGTGTAAGCTCCGTACCCTGGTAGATGATTAGAATAAATTCCATAAATGCGACCAGAGTAATCATACAGCGGAGAGCCAGACAAGGACGGAATTGGTGCCGTGTTGAATTTGACCTGTAGTGGAGCGGTGGAGATTACTACGCCCTCTTGCTGAAAGTTAGGGGTGGAAATGTACAATTTCATTCCAACCTTAGCTTTACTGAAGGCAGGTAAATCTCCTCCGTACCAACACAAATCCCTGAGGGTGTCTTTACCTCGGCACCGCACCTTGACACCGTTCAGCATCACAGGATGGCCCTTTGTCACATGATGAGCAGTGACAAACACTCCCTTATACCAAAATCCTGAACCTTCCATGAATGAGTCAGAAAGCCTTACAACCCTCCTGTCTCTGGAGAAGCATGATGTTTTTGTCTTTCTAGGAAAGTCATCAACCAAATCACCTCCGTAGACCAAGATGAGCAGCTCCTTAATCATTTTCACTACAGATGCGCTTGCTCCTGTCAGGATACTCTTGACTGCATCGATAAGGTAGGATGGAAGACCCCAATCTTCCAGAGCCGTCTCGATAGAACAATCATCCTGCATACCCGAGAATTGTTTAAATCTCTCGGGCAGCCACTTCCTCAAGTACTCAAGAAAAGCCTTGAGGGCGCTCTCTAAATCAAGAGAGCTAAGCCAATCAATCACTGGCTTCATGACTTCAGGCACATAATCCAAGCCAAAAGAAGTCTTAATCACGTCTGTCATCAAAATCACTACGGGATTATTCCCGTCTTCCTGTTCAATCTCCTCTGCATCCTCTGTGTACCCTTCCTTCAAGTCATGTAAGCGCTGCTCATGTAGTTCAACTCTCACTGACTCAATCTCATCATCCTCTGCAGAGATAGAGGGTGATGAATCTGTTGTTGTGTTGTTTATTTTATGGTCCAAACTGTAACAGTATTCCATATTCTCTGCTGCGTGGTTGTTTTTAAAAATGTATCCGTTGTGGCGCTGCAAAATGTCGACGGTGTCTGGATAATAAATTGATAATCTGACTTTGTCATCATTCTCAAAAGCCTGAATGATAGGAATCAAATCGCCAGATTTCCTCTTTGCTATCACCAAGTATCCAGTGTTGCAATTGGTGAATTGAACATGTAAAACACGCTCAAGCCACCTAACTTTAACATACTTGGGCACTTTTACCACCACAATATGAGGATCATATGGGTTTGCTCTACGCAACACATCACAAAACCATGATACCTCATTTAAGCATAGAATCCTACTCTCCTTCTCGTAACGGTGACCCCAGTAAGGGTCAAGAACAACGATATCCCGTTTTCCATAAGGGGTGTTTTCCGAAACATTAAAAAGCAGAGGGGATTCCCTACTCATAGAAACACAACTCGGATCAGAGTCGTATGCCGTGACATCAGAAATAAATTTTGAAGCCACGGCCATTTCAGCTCCAGCACCTGCTGACATGTCAACCACACTGTTGAACAACGGTCCTAGTCTTTGCCACAACTGAAAAGCTGCTATCGCACGCGATCCTGAGACCAAACGATCGATGGTCTTTTGTGAGAAAGAGTTCAACATCTCCGGTTTGTAGCCGAAGATAGCCTTCCTTAAAATCCTGTTGTTGTTAATGGACGCAGTATCAATCATCCCCTCATAGCCTGCGTTAACACTATGAGGGGGAACATTCCTACCGTTGTTAATGTCCGCCATCTTGACGGGAGAAATGGAAGTAGGGC